GTAGGCTTGACCAATGGAGCAGTGCCACTTACCACTGTAAGCGAACCGTAGTTGTTAGGACCAACTGCCACACCCTTGATGTAGTCAGCTCCACTCACAGCCTTGTAGAACAGATCACCGTTGTCATTCTCAAAGTACACCCTCTTGTTGGTAGGTGCTATGCCTGGGTCTTTAATGTTAAGCCATAAGTCCTGACCAAGTGTACAGCTGAATGTTGTAGGCTGGTCAGTGAGCCATTGGCCAAGTACGTTGTCAAGCTCATAGTTAGTCTCATCCCAGTACGGCATATCAATCCAAGGCTGCACACCGTTGAACACATATTTATCAAGTGTGCTCACTATGTCTAAGGATATTGTCTTTCTCTTATCAGCATACTCAACTGAGCCGTTAATGGTTGCATCAGTCACATCAGCCCATAGAGCGTTGATGGTGAAGTTAGTTGTGCCTGTAATGGCAATCACTGTATGCAGTCCTTCTACTCCTGGGTTGGCCACACCTAAGTCAGCCTGTGTGATGTTCACCTGGTCACCTACCTGGAAGGGATGAGTTGCTGTGATGCGAACGTTACCCGCATTGTTAACCAATGAGGCTGTGTAGCTTAGGTCAAAGATATACTCTTCACCTATCTTGATGTCGTAGTTATAGTATGAGTTGGCAGCATCATAGAAGGTAGTGATATATGGGTTGAAGTCAAAGCTCACCATGTTACTTAGTAGCTTGCTTAAGTCCTGCTCACCATAGCCAGTGCCGAATGTTGGCAGTGCCTTGTAGTATCCTATCCTTGTTGCCGTTCCTGACTCGTATACCTCAAAGATATATCTGAAGCCTGCCTTGTTCACATTGGTTGAGTTCACTATGAACTTGCACTCATTGTATGCAGGTGTGAAGTCTTGAGGCTGTGCTATGATTGTTGTTGCCATACCTATATTGTATCTTGAAGAGAATCCTGTTAGAAGGCTAAGTAACTGTCATCAGTGTAGTACTCCTGCTTGATGTATGTCGCTGCATATCGAATGGCATCCATGGCATCATCCCACAACTTGACTGGCTCATCTGTTATCTGATCACCTATCTTTTTCCACTTATAGTTCTCATACTCCTTCTTGAGTGCAGGGTGCTCCTCACAGATCACACCAAAGGTCTTGATGTTATCTATCCCTTTCTTCACTACCTTGTTGGCATTCTCAATGTAATACCCTGCCCTATCTATCTCTGCTATGGTCTCTGGCCTTGAGTAGTCAGCCAGTATGTTCACACTCTTATCAATGCCTAACTGATCCATCCTTGCGATGAGGTCAGTTGTGGTCAAGTAGCTCTCATAGATGACTGGCTCAATGTAGATGTCCTTATCTCTCCAGTACACACGTATCAGTGCAGTAGGGTGGTTGTATCCGAAGTCAAGGCCATATACGAAGGATGTGAACTTAGCAGGCCTATGCTTGACAAAGGACCAATTAGAGTAGATGTTGCTCTTGCTGATGGCTTTCTCACCCAAGGCATATATCTGGTATTGTGCCTCATCTGTTCTCTTCAAGTCCTCTATCTGTCTTTTGATGCTATCTGGTAGGAAGGGGTTGTCCTTGTACGTTGACTTGATGAGGATGCTCTCCTCAACTGGTAGTTCATACAGCCATGAGTTGCTCTCAGATGGGTTGTAGTCAAAGATCAGCTTACCCTCTGTCCTCATGTTGAGCTGAGTGAAGTCATCGTAGTACAGCTCATTAGCCTCATTGCACCATGCCAGGTCTCTCTTCCTACCTCTTATCTTTTGCTCATCATCTACTGAGAAGAACTCCACTATGCTGCCATTGTCAAAGGTGTAGATGTGCTCAGACTTATTGTGCTTGCTCACCTCATAGATATCTAAGTCCTTCATGATCTCTAAGAAGTCACGCATCACTGTAGCTCTGAGTGCAGGGAAGGTCTTTCGTATGATGCTCACTACCTTGCCTCTGTTCTGCAAGCAGTAGACTATAATCAGCTGGCATAGGCTGTAGGTCTTAGATGACCTTGAGCCGCCCTCATTGATAATGAATCTATGGTCTGGACTGTTGAGGGCTTCAAAGTTCCTCTCGAATATCACTGTGCTCTTTATCTCCATATTCTATCCAGCTTATATTTTCTAAACTATCTAATTCAGTAAGTTTACCATCTGAGTCAAAGTGCATGAAAGCAATTTTTACTCCTTTCAAGAAATCATTTTCCTCCTTTATTTTTGTCTTTGTCTTTGCCATAGATGTTAGTTTGTGTGCAATAGTTGACCTATACCACTTAATTAGTAGTATAGTAAGATTTATGTCAAAGATACACTATTTAATAATAGTAACCTTAATATCATTTATTGCCTGACCTTGAGTAGTTGTATCAACTCTCTCAGTTAGGTTGTTTAGTCGCTGAGTGATGGAGGCATTGTACTGCCCTGTCATCCCTCCTTCAATTTGGTCTTGTCTGATTGCTTCCTCTATGCGTGTACAGATTGTCGTATACGCTGAATATCTCCCATCCGTATTAGCAAAGTAATCCTGCACTGAACTATTCATATCAGCAGCAAAGCATCTAAAACCTACTTGAGTCATTGGTCTCTCCAAAGGTACAGCAGTAGCCTCACCTGTCTTGTTTGACAGTGAGTATTGATATCGTGGGTTGTTCTTGGTCCATTCTTTGTACTTCTCGAATAGCTCCCACATTGCCTCTGGAGTCTCTATGTGTTTATGCTTGGGCATCACCTTTAGGTTTGCGTTTCTTTTTAGGCTTAGGAGTTGACTCTGGTATTGGTCCCTCAATAGCCTTGTACTCTATGACAACAACCTCTGGTGCAGTGGTAGTGACCACCTCTTCAAAGATATGCTTAAGACCGATGCTGAAATAGTACTCTATCTTTGTCAAGTCTATCTTAGATGTTGACATTGCTCTTGTTCCTGTGTGCTTACTATAGACTTTGATAGTCTTGTTCTCCCACTCTTCTTTAATTTTGTAATTCATTCTGTTGTATTATAATAAATATTAAATAAGCTCCTAATGTAGCACCTGCAAATTTAAACAGCAGGTACATATTCTCATTGATTAGTGCGAGCACCACACCCCATGCCAGGATGTAAGTGATTAAGCCTATGATGTCAACACTCTTCATACCTATATTGTATTTCTTTTATATTTTGTTTTATTTCTCTAATCAGAAAGTATGCCGATGTACTGTTGATGTCAAAGTACTGAGCCAGTGCCGTCTGAGTTGAGTGACCTTTGTCATAGTATGCCTCAAATATAATTCTTTTTATCCTATCATCCAATGAGTTCCTGTATATCTCAACCATTGCCTTCTTAAAGTTGTGGTCATTTTCAAGTCTTATCTTGTGTTCTATCTCTGTTGGGTCATCAATGCAATCTGTTAGGTACTCTTGTGATCTGTAGATGTCATCTTTCTTAGTCCTGGAGCCTTGAGTCCATATCAACTCATACTTGATAGTGTTCAGTAGGTAGCTCTTAGCCTTGTCTTGAGTCATATCTGGTATGTTGACCTTCACACAGTGTAGATATGCGTTGTTGATGACTGCATCTGCATCTATTGAGCTTGGTATATTGAGTCGCTTGAGGAAGTGCTTAGTATATTTGAGCACCTCTTCATAGTTACGGCTGATATATTGGTCAAGTATTAGCTTCATACCATGTTAAGAAGTCTTTATACCACACCTTCCTACGTACACCAGAGCAGAAGCACTCCTTGTCACGTATGCCTGTCACTTGTTGCTTGACTGCTCTGAGCTTAACCAGTGAGCTCTTCTTCATTGTCTGCTCCTCTGGTAGGTTGAGGATGGTCTCTATGAGTTGTATATCAGTTTGTTCAAGCATACTGCTGTGAGTGATGTGGCACAGGCCACAGTGAATGATTGTGAGTAGGCTAATGTAGACCAGAATGATAGACACTTCCAGCAACCAAGTGCAGTGTGCAGCCAGTCTGGTAGTATCAGTGTATTATCGATGTAGTCCTGGATAGGCTCGAAGTGAGTGAACCACCATGAGACTACTAAGGGAGTTAGGTATGTGATTATCATGGCGTAAATATAATCAAAGTTTTGTACATGACAAAGAGGAGCTGTTACACTCCCCTGTTTGGTCACTTTATTAGATAGTTGAACACCTTATCATAGAACTTACCTCGTGCCTCACCACCTTGAAGGAAGCGGTGCAGTGTTGCGTTGACTACACCGATATCCTCTGCCATGTGTACAGCCCTATTTCTGCTGTTTAGCTTGTCTTTAAGCTCACTTCTCATCCAGTCGGTTAGTGTTTGACCTACTTGGAGATAAACGGTCTTAGAACGGGAGGTCATCTGTCTCCTCTATTGGTTGTACTGTGGCCTCACCTTGCACCTTCCATGCATCAAGTGTGTTGTACCACTTACCGTTATACTCTCTGCCTCTGACATTGAATGATACTGTGACCTCTTGACCTTGGCCATATGGTGCTATGATATCCATCTTGTCATTGACTGTCTGGAATATTACCTCTTGAGGGTACTTGTCTGCTGTTGTGATAACAAACTCTCTCACTGAGAACTTATCACTGATGACTTTTACTGGATTGATGAGCTTGATAGCTCCTTTCATTGTTAACTCTGACATTATTTATTGTTTAAAAGATTTATTATTTCTTGTTTGACTTCGTTCCAATATTTTTCTTCTTGTTCCCCCATGCTTTCCATGTATTGCCAATAAGCAATATCAAGTATTTCATCAACTGCAATCACTGCTGTTTGCTTAGCTAATTTATCCCAATAGATTTCAACATCTTCTCCTAACTCATCATTGAATATAGAGGCTTGACGTTTTAACTCATCATTTGTAGTCCATGCAATACTTGACTGTAGATTGTAGAATCTATCTACTAACTCTTTTGCTTTTTCTTTTGGTGTCATTACTTATTGTTTAAAAGATTTATATATTGTGAATAGTATTCTGAGCAGTGAACCAGCCGTTCCTTAATCTGCTCCTCAAGTGCCTGGTCTCTCTCATATCTCACCACTGTGATACGCTTAGCTGGGTCAATGTGGTCAACTCTATGGATGGATAGGTTATCCCACTCAGTCAGTAGCTCATCGGGTGTTGTGTACATGGTGTAGATTAGTTCAAAGGATGGCTTATTATACAGCCACATATAAGCTCTACCTTGCCACTCATATCCACTTGCATCACCTTCTGATGGTGTAGCAGGGAAAGTCTCTAAGGACCATGAGCTCTTGATGTCAATGATACTGTCCTCTGTTATGATGTCACAGCACCCTGTCATGTACTCATTAGATACTCTCTCTTCGTTCTTAGTGTACAGAGCAAACCTAACTGAGTTCAGCAGGTCAATGCCGTTCTGCTCCCAGTCAGTACCCTTCATCATTGGCTTAGTCTTGATCTCTGTGTGGTATCCATAGAAGTCCTGCTTAGCTATCTTACGTATCTCTGACTTAGTAGTCTCAGATAGTACCTCTGACTTACTCCTTGAGTTGGTCATTAGGTTGCCTAATTGTGATGCTCTCCACTTCATAGTCTTGCCTCCTGTTCTTTAGTAAGTGAGAACTGATCTCTCAACTTCTCAAGTGAGTAAGTACCCTTCTCAATAGCAGTAATTGCATCTGTAAGTCGCTCATCACTGATAGGTGGCTTGGTTGGTGTTGACTTACTTGCCGATGCACCATCGTCATCTACTGCCTGTAATGATAGAGTTGACTGTAGGGTGTACCTTCTGTAGTAGGTGATGGCACTACCTTGCTGTTGTGGGTTTAGTCCAGCTGGCAGTTCCATACAAGACTCAACCTTTGCACCTGAGTCAATGTCTATAATCTGAGTGCACACACTGTTGCCCTGTATAGGTTGCAGGAGTAGTAAGCCGTTCTCAAGTAGAATAGGCTCAACTGCCTCAATGATTGCATTCAAGTCAGCATATGACTTCTTGAAGTGTGGGTTGTTAGCATTCTTGGTTACCTTACCGATTGCTAACTTAGCTCTGTGGAGCTTTTGGTGGAAGGACAGTGTTGCCTCTTCGTTTGCTTGTCTGATTTTCTCAGATGAGCTGATTAATTGCTTTTCCATAAATTGATTATTTTCAGTAAAGTTAAGAAAGTTTTGCATATATACAAATAAAAGTTATTAACATTTGTATGTTAGTTCCTCTCCAGTCAGTGCGAAGTAAAGATTTTCAAGTTGGTGAACGTATTGATTATTACCTATTCTTAATACATGACCATCAACTTTAATTAGAAAATAATTAAAAAATCCTAACTCAACACCAAAATCACCTTTCATAAATACTCTATCAGTAACTTGTTTGAAACCTAATTTTAATAATACATTCTCATCAAGCTCAAGAGCCTGATAAAAGTCATCAATTTCATCATCTAATAAGCTCTCAATATCCTCTAAGTTAATGAGTCCTATCTTATAAGTGCCATCTCCCATCTCTATTTTATAGGTGTTACCTAATCTAATCTCGTGTGAATCTAATGTCATAATTTAATCTATTTCATTATTTATACCCTTAACAGCACATTTGTACTTTTTTCTCAGATGCTTTAGCTTGACCTTGAACTTTGGCATTTTTAGTTTGATTCTCATATCCCTTCTGTAAATTGTTCATACCACACCACAAACTCATCAAACGACCTCACAATGATATACACCCCTCCTGCCCTTTCAATGGATGCTTGATATTGTTTCTGTACATCACTCTGCTTGTCCTTTTGTTTGATCTCAATCTTAACTGACCTCCCTCTGATGGTAGATGAGATGTCAGCAGTACCTTTTGTACTCTGTCCTGGTGTCCACTTGCCAGGCAGCTGCTTATGGTAAGCAATCTCACCTGTGCCTACTTGTATCTTTGCTCCTTCCCTGTACTGCCCTTGTGAGCTGATACGCTCAGCTTGACCTCCTTTGTAGGTGATGTAAGCAATCACACACTTGGTCAGTGCGTTGGCTGAGTTATCAGACCACTTAGTGAAGGCCATGTACTTCTCATCCAGGGATGGATACTTAAGTCTCAAGTCCTCCAGCTCGAGTGCCTTGAGTAGTTGTGCGTTTTGTTTGTTCATATTAATTTTGCTTTATTGTTTAACTCATCCCACAAATCCTGTGGCTCTTCTTTTGATTCCTCTTCTGGTGCATTGATTATAAACTTACCAACACCTCCAGAGTATGCCGTTTCAAGTTCAAAGCTATGATATTCACAATACTTTTTAAGGTTTCGAGTTACTAAGTTTTGTGATATATTTCTTTTACGTAACTCTGGAAAGCCATCCATTAGATCATCATAAGTCATTTTAATACTCAAATGTTCATTCTTTTTAAGCCCTCCAAAAAAGATGTTCATCTCTTGACCTATTATATCAATCAATTTTCTGTAGTCAAGATTCTTTAATGGCATATCAATAAGGCCCATCTCAAGATAGATACTGATGCAGTTCATCATGTAGTTATCAAAGCAAGCCCATTCATCCTGTGACCAGTCATTAAATAACTCATGGCCAAATTCCATTATAGGAGTATTCTTATCATTAAAATAACTACTCATCTCCACTTCATACTTCCTGGCATTAAATGATGCACTATCTCCCTGGATGGTGTAGTTGGTTGTAATTATTACTTTTGGAGACTCAGTAACATCTAACTTGATGCTGTCCTTTCCTTTATATTCAATAGTGATACCCTCTGTAATTACACTAAATAGATTCTCAAAGTTGAATGATTTTTTAACATCATCAAACACTAACACCTGGCAGTCAGTTGATACACTCTGATAAGGGAAGGACTTGGCAAAGTCAAAAGTTTTACCATCCAAAGACTGCACCTTTCTAAGTTGTTTCAAAGCATTCCAAAAAAGACCTTTACCAGAACGGCCGTTTGGATTCTCACTTATCACCTCATCATTGAATATGATAGCTTTGTTGTTTGAGTTAGTCTTAAAGGAGTGAAGGAGATATCCAATTACAGTCTGGAATGCTTTGTATTTTTCTCTATTTTGACCAGCAATCTTGAAAATAAAAGTTCTATATTCTGACTTATGGTGATCAGTTGGATAGTAGTCTCTGTTTATCACCTGGTCTCTCCATACTCCAGTGTTCAAATCTGAGTAGCTAATTATTTCACGTTTCTCTTTTGTCACTTTGACTATGCAGTTACGATAAAATAAGTAACACTCATCCTTAGTATCCTTCAACACCTCAATAGGTTTTGATTTTAGAAGGCTCAAGTAGTCTCTTTTAAAGAATTTCAAGTTACCAGTCATAAGATTGAATACACCCTCATCACATTGGTTGCGTTCTATCCAGTCAATCACATAGTCTTTGATGTCCTTTTCATAGACAATCTTCATAAAGATGCCTTACTTTTGTATAAAGTCAAAAGTACTGCCTTCATTTGGGGAGTTCTTAAAGAAGTCATTTGACTCAAGAAACTCCTTAAACCGTTTATTGTTAAGTGAGTAATTACCTTTCTCATTCTTACTCCAAAACTCCTCATTGTCAACCATGTTGAACTTTTTACGAAGCTCATCCTTGGCTCTCTTCCAATCACCATCATACTTTAACTCAGTGAGTATGTTAAATGGTGAGTAAGCCTGCTTTGCTGAGAATGGTTTGCAAGATAGATCCTCTGAGAATATATAGAACATACCAGTGTAATGTCCAAAAGTAGCTGAGAAACCATCTTTTATATCCTTGTTTGGCCTGGTCCAATACTCAACGTCATCGTTCCTGGTCTCACAATATTGCCATCCAGCTTTGGCAAGTAATTCTTTGGCCTCATTTTGAAACTCAAGATTATACTTTCCATCTGGAGTAGTATCTTTCCAGCTGTCTGCCCACTTTTTATTAGAGTCAGATGTTTTGGATCGTGAAACAATCTCTTTATACTGATTGAATGAGTGAGCAAATTCTTTAATTACTTGCATCTCATCAGCTGATTCCAATGGAGTAAGTTTAATATACTCTGGTCCTTTGATGTGAGTGTATCCAATACTTGGCCAGCAAGCAGCGTACTGTCCATTGCCTCTAATCTCAATCATTACTGACTTAGTCTGCCAATATGCAAAGCATTCACCAGTCAATACCTCATCTCTGTAGATGAAGTAAATATGATATCCACCTCCAGCTGTTGAATAAATGGATAGTTTTCCCTGGCTTAATAAATCTTGAATATATGATAATGAAATGTAACTATTGTAGATGTCATCAATAGGTTCACCATTGTGTTTATCAAAGTCCAAGCAGTAAAATCCATCAGATACTTTGCCACAAGCTATGCCTATCTTTTGAGCCTTCTCAAACAGTTTTTGTATATCATCTTCCTTGACTAATTCATAAAGGTAGTTGTGGCCTTTATCCAGTAGAGGGGCCTTGTTGTCTTTTAATGGTAAAGGCTGTAGCCCTTCCATTAGTAAATCATAAGCGTGATCAATTAATTGCATGAGATGAAGTCTTTAAATTCGTCAAGTGTTAATACTGCGTAGTTTGGAATATAATCATCAAGAGAGTCACTGTCCTCTTCTATTACATAAACTATTTGTATTGCTTTATCTGGATACATAAACTGCAGTAAACTCTTATATTTTTCAACTTGATAATCAGAGCAGTTATCTATATTCTTTTTTTGTTCTATAATTAACAAATCATTATTTATCATTGCAATAAAATCTGGTATAGCATGAGTTTGTTTGCCGTCCTTAATTTTGTACATTATTTTTCTTTGATATCCAAATCTAATTTTATTTTGTTCTAAGATACTCTTAATTAATAACTCTCTCTTTTTTGATAATGCAGATGATTCTTTTGCTTTGCTATATTTCTCTCTTGAGATATCCTCTCTAAAAAGTTTTACCTTATTAAGCACATAAAACTCATACAGATTAGATGCTTGTATTTTTATGTTGTACTTTGTTTTTATTATTTTACAGATTGAGGACAGATATATATCAAATATTTTAACCTCAAATGCTTCACCTTTTTCATCATCCATGTCTCTTCTATAATTCAATGAGTTGTGTTTTTGTGTTGTATCCTGCCAGTTTGTACATCCAGCAAATTCAGAATAAGCACTTCTCCATTTTAATAAAGATCCACAAATACAATATTCATCACCCCCACTTTTTACATTATCTACTTTTTTATTGTGGGCCTTAACTCCTGCTTTATAATCTTGTAAAATTTTCCATTGCCTATCCCCTTCATCAATATAATACTGTTCATGAATTTTAATAACCTCATCAGAGTGTGACTGCAACCATGTTAACTGACTTTCAGTATTGTTTTGATCCTGGTGATAGGAGATTAGTGATTTTAGTTTACTGTAGTCATCATCAGTAAACCATCTAACAAATTCAAATTGTTCCATTTGTAAAAATTTAATCATAAAAAAAACCCCCTAACTCCTTTGGGATCTGACGTCCAAATTCATTAAGAGGTTTAGTAACTTCTTTAGTTCTATATTGTCAGATCGAACCGTTCACAAATATAAGTATAATTGTAATATCAAACACAAAGAAAAAAAGAAATATTTAAAAGTAGAATATTTCGGAAATATTTCGGAGATAACTACTTGATTGTTAAGCAGTTTACTACCGTTTGTAAAAATAGAAACTTTTTTTCAGTAAAAAAATATTTTTGTTTTTGAGTATGTTCATATAGCGTATAGGGGGTAAAAAAAGTGACAAAGTGACAAGCTACTGAATTACAATTAGTTAACCCGTAAATATTCCAAAAAATAAATATTTCAAAAAGTGACATATTTCCACAAAAAAACCCCCAGCCAATCAAGGAGGGGGTCTTTTCGGATAATCAATCAGGTAAAAGCAAAGCTAAGATACTTCATTTGTTGTATCTGGATGCACTTTGTACTGATTATTTTTCAACTTAAATTGTATAAGTTTCAACTGATCCATGTTGGTGCAGCTCAGGATGTCTTGAACCAGGCTTCGCTCAATGGTGAACCCAGTGAACTTGAGTTGCTCTTCCATCGTGTAAAAGTCATACATATTATCATTGATAGAGGTGTAGTTCTTATGTACTTTGATGCCATGCATTATTGAGGCATGGTCTCTGTTAAACATATCACCAATACTTGCATATGGTATGCCCTGGTTTCTCAGTAGGTTGTAAAGGTAGTACCTTCTGTAAGCGTGTTGTCTATGCCGCCCTTTCTTATCCAGTTGGTTGAGCAGTATGTATTCAATTATTTCGTCCATTGTATCTGTTTATTAGTCTTATTAAAATCATTATCATGGCAGCTGCCCATGTTATCATTGCAAGCTCTTTCATATTACCTCCTCCACTTTATATCCCCAAGCCAGGTATTGTTGCAATGTATCTGGATGCTCATCTGGATAGGTGTGGTCATGAAGGAAGTCATCTGCATCCAGCCAGCAGTACCACCAGAACCCACCTTCCTCTTCGACTGTATCCTCAAGCCATATTTTGTATTGTTTCATTTCGTTAATTTATATTTATTATTACTATCCCTCTCAAGTGTATACCCTAACTGCTTAAACAAGTCAAAGTATCTGTACACTGTCCTATCACTTACTCCCAAGTACCTTGCAATGGTGTAGATTTGTCTTGGGGTCTCTTGCAAGAGCTCCATGAGTCTGATGCATCTGTACATCTTAAGTTGATTCATGAGTATCTTGTTGTATAATACATAGCTTTATAAGCCAGTACTAAGGTTGTCATTGTTCTTGTCATTTGCTTTGTATTAGTTTTATTACTTCCTGCCAGTACTTCTGCTGATCGTATGTGGCCAATGTTTGAATTGCCACAGCTGAGTCAATAGCGTGCTGCTTGCCTTCATATAATCCATGCAGCCTGATTGACCTGGTGTAGATGTCAGTTGCTTTGTCTTTTGTACTCATTCTATTCTGATTTAAAGGTTTCGTTGTAGTATAAATCTCCATGTAAAAAATCTTTGCCACAATATTTTTCTGCTGCTTCAAAGGCTTCCATTATCTGCTCTTTCTCCATTTCTTTGGCTTGTTCAACTATTAATTCAAATTCTTCTATTGTGTTATGAACATTATTTTTAATTTGTTCAACCAACCATTCTACTGCTGTCTTCATATTCTATTTACTTTGATTATTAACTTCTCCCACACATCGGCTCTTTGCCTTGCTTGAGCAGATGAGTCTGCTTCTACGTTCTTGCTGGTTATCCTCCAGGCTCCTTGAGTGTATACTCGATAGTGTACTGTCCACATTGTTTATTGCTTTAAGGTAACGGTAGTACAGGCTCTCATTGAACCTGTCCCACCCGTTGATGTATGCTAAATTAATCATCCTATAACTCCTATGATAGTTAGTACTATAGTAACTACCATTAACAGTGACCCCATTATAAGGATATCACGTATTGCTTTCTGATTCTCTGTCATGATTATAAGTTTTGAAGGTTAGCTTTGTACATCTCAAGTCTTGCAAGTGCACGAGCTTGTGTGTGCAGTGTATTCTTGTATCTGGCAACAAGATTAGTACAGTCTAATTTAGCAGATAGCTTGATGTTATCTGATGTCAATCTGATACGGTCAATCATACCCTCAATCATATACTCTGCATCCTCAATGGCTTCATTGAGTGCCTCTTGATCATGTACTTGACCTTCCTCACAATAGTCACAAGGCCAAGACTCATCTCTTGATGGGTGGTTATCCCATGAGTTGTTGCTGCCCATTTTACCAGTGCCGTAGCAGGTGGTACATTCTTTAATAAACTTTTTCATTTGCTTTTATGTTTTGATTACCTTACAAATGTAGATAAGTTTTTTCATTTACGCAAATAATTAGCAATAAAAGTTATTAACAATAGAATGTTAATTTAAATTTACTTAGATTTCTTGAATCTTTTGACTATGAATTTAGAGGCTAAGGTTGCAAGAGCTTTCATAAACTTATTCTCAGATACTACCTCTACTTTAGTGCCAGTCTCATCCTTTGTGATGTGCACATCTACCTTCTTGCCGTCATACTTTAGGTCATGATTAGTGCCATCTTTGTGATACTCAATCTCTGCCTTGTTGGTCTCTATGATTAGATCCACTTTCTTAGGTCTGCCTACTTTCTTTGCCATATTAGAACTCATTTAATAAAACTATTGATACTTTGGGTTGATCCTTTGCCATTTTTACCATGCGTTCATACTCTGGGTTGTTGTTAAGGACCAAACATCCCTCTGACCAGCCACCTATTTGTGTTGCCACTTGTTGACTACCCTTGTTATATGTCGCTCCATGGATATTAAGGAATATTAAATCAGTCATTACAGCCGTTGTGGGGTTCGTTTTACCATCATTGGTATAGTCACGCCTGTATGGAACGCCTTTAACCTGTCTAAGAGCCTCCATTTTGCCTCTGTGCTTGCCGTATGCATACGATTCATAGTTCCATTGGTCTGCTTCCATGACAGCAGTACCTTTG